AACTCATCGACGTATACTTCTCTCACGGCGTGTTCCTCCTTTTGCATTCGTGACAATCGCATCTTAGAGAGAGGAATGCGCCTTACCTACCTCAGCTCGATTTTACACACAACATTGTACGCTACCGTGCTCTGATGAGAGTTTGTGTCTATTCATACATCGGCCGATAATCGACTGCGGATTGGTGCTTACTAATCAGTAGCTGAAGTCATATTTTCCGATGCATCCATGTCCACATTTTCGCTGGCTGAGAGGATGTCATTGAGCCACCTCACGTGAGCCTCTTCGCGGCTGATAAGAGCCATCGTGTCGGCAAACGACTGGGCCAGACCGTTCTGCAAACCTGCGGCGACCTCGATCCTTCTCAGTCTGGCATCCAGGTTTGCAAGCAGGTCGAGCACATGGTTTCGGATGACACCATCTCGCTTTTCGGAGGGCGACGGGATGAACTCAGTCATCCCGCCGCTTCGTCTCGTTATCATTCCCGCGATCTCCTTAGCTCAGTGTTGCACCCAGGGAGTGGATGCGCGGGTAGATCAGGTTGTTGCCGGTCAGCACTGCCTTGTAGCGTACGCGGTTTCCGGCCTGGTTGGTGAAGGTGCGGAGGAAGACGTACTCTGTCCAGGTCTGGTCCACCTCTCGTGTCGAATCGAGCGTCATCGGCTCCCATGTTACACCGCCATCATTCGAGGCAAACCAGTTCAGTGAACAGCCGCTCGGTATGTTCATTTGAGCGTAGACCTTAGTTGACTCTACGCCTTGAGTAAGCTCATTCTCCCGCGAGATATACGTGCCATCGGAGTTGTTCAGATAGCCGATGAGGTTCACGTCCTTGTAGTTCAGAGCGGGAGAGTCGTTTACCAGACTGCTTGCGAACCTGGCGCGAACGAGCACCTGCGCCGCAGTGTTCGGCAGCTTCTCCTCCTCGGCTGGGACTATGGCATCCCATGTAGCCCCGCCATCGGTCGAGTAGTCCCAAGTCAGCGTCGTCCCCTGCGGGATCGCGGAGTATTCGTCCAGGTTCAGGTCCGAAAACTGCACGCCGGTGATCGGCTGGAATCTGACCTCCCCGCTTGCCGCGAAGTCATAACCGTATATCTTCATCGCAAGGTCGGAGCCATTCAGAGGAGTCCACGTTTCGGCATTCGAGCTTTCGAGAAGCACACCGGTCGTGTAGGTCTGCTTCGTGATCACTCCGTTCTGGCCCAACTGCCCCAGAGTCGCCACGCGCACGCGGTAGTTGGTGCTGTCCGTAAGGATCACAACAGCATAACTGGTGTTCGCCTCGGCGTTGAATGGATCGCTGAATACGACTTTGGTCTCGGCGTTGAGGTTTATCTCGCCCGGCGATACCACTTGCTGTACGTAAATGACATCATTCGGCAGGCCGGTGGTGACGCCCCGGATTTGAACGGTTACAGGAATGGACAGGTCTTTTTTAGTGAAGAACAGACCAATCGCGGAGATGATCCGGTTTTCAGTAAAGCTGAACGTCTGAGCGAGTGGGTCCCATCTGTTCCATCCCCACCACAATCGCCACACTGTTCGGACCACGGGAACTCGAATGATCCGCTCCTGCACGATAGTCTGCTGCTGGATAATAGTGTTAGTAACCTCGACCCGTTCGACTCGGGTCACGACCAGCGGGTCATTGATCTGCAGGCTGGCCTGAGCAGAATACGTGCCGTCGTTGACCTCGACAATCCGGCTGCCGTTGCTGGCATTCTCCGGGATGACGAATGAAGATGTCACCCGCCCGGCGGCATCGGAGTGAACGTCTGTCGCGACAACCTGACCATCGCAGCGAATCGTGATGTGCTCCGCGCTGGGAGTGAAGTTCGATCCGGTGACGGCGATGCCGGTCTGCCCCCTGCGGCCAATGTTGGGAGTCACCTCGACCGTCGCAGGCGGCTTCTCGAACACGGCGTAGGGATTAATGTTCTTTTCCTCGGACCAGTCGAGCTGCTGAACGAGCACCTTTTCCGCCCCAGGCAGTAGAACGAGACTGCCCTTAAAGAGAGCGCTGCTCGCGGCGGGATTCACCTGTAGAACACGCGACGTCGCTGCACGGTCGGTCGCTACAAATTTGTGGATGCCGTCGATACGCGCGCTCCACTCCGAGTGGAACGTGTCCGACTGGGCTTCGTTAGAGAAGTCATCGGAGTAGATGCCTTTCTTGGTCTGCGCGTCCCGGTTCTGCAGCTCGTTGTTCATCTGATACTGCGCGTCATTGTATTTGAGATCCTCGACATCCTGGATTACCTGGTGTATCTGGGACATGGTTATGCGTGTCAGACCGAAGTTCCGTATTGTCATCGCGACCGAATTCGCCGGGCAGTCGACGCTGCAGAGAGCGAGACCCCATTCCGGCACTATGGGAAGTTTCGGAAAGTCCGACGGCGCGCCTTCGATGCGCTTGAGTTCCCTGGCAGTTGCATAGATGATGTCGCGTCTGCCGAGAAAGTAGTCGTAGTCGATGCTGCAGTTAGAGCCGTTCACGGGATTACTGCCGACGCCGGTCCTGCCGAAGTTGATGACGCTGGTGTTCCCTGGGGCCATCTCCGGCAAAGGCTGGGAAAGACCACTTGAGTTGGAGGCAGGCGGGTTCGCGGTTGTAGTCTCGTCGACACCATCATCGATATATGAGGTTACGCCGGAGCCTACTTCTCTGAGCCTTTTGAAGCTCGTGCGGCCTGTGTTCGGCGATGCGCGGTATATCCGGTAGCCTGTCGCGCCCGATATCGGTCTCCATGTAATAAGGTTAGCATCACCCGCAGCCGTCTGTCGTGAAGCAACACGAGCGCTGATGTATTCAGTCTCGCCCGACGCCGAGAGCGCCGTGACTACATAGAAGTATTCACCCGCACCTGGATAACCGGGACGACCGAACCATCCACCGTCGGCATAATCAGTGCCCTTGACCATCTGCTTTACATAGGTCCAGCGAACAGTGTAGGTGGTACCTATTGCTGGTTCGCTGCCTGAACCCAGCCAGTCGACATGGTTGCCGCTTTGCTGCCAGTCAGTGCCCTCGACAAATACCGTCGCACCCTGACTCACCTCGAGAATATCCACGACGGGGTTCGGAACAAGCAGGTCCTCACCGCCTCCGACCGATCCGCGAGTGATGTTGGAGACTATCTCGACTATCGCCTCGACCTGGGTGGTTTCCTTGAGCGGTGTGCAGTTCAGGGGATAGCTGCGCTGGCCGGTGACGAACGTCTTTTGCTCTCCCCGCACGCTCTTGGTCGCGACAGCCTTCGGTACGATCGTAGTGGTCGGCAGGTCCTTCTGGAGACGATATCTCTGGATATATGCCCGGCCCGCGTTGGTAATGACCCGCACGCTCGCGCCGTCGCTTGAGCTGATGAAGCTGTCGAATCCATTGACGAGATAGCTGCCCGCCTGATCATAAGTCCTTTCGGCAAGGTTGTTCAGAAGTGAGTTGAGGCCCTCAGCGGCAGCAAATGAAAGTTGGTCTTCAGTGATCGATGCGACCGTTATGCGGCTGCCGGGAAGGGTACCCAGGAAATCGCTGAGGTACACATTGGACTTCTCCTGCACGGTCGCTGCTACATCACCGGTATCCCGGTCGAACTTGTATATGGCGACCACCTTGCGCTGCGTCACGTTGTTCGGCAGACTATCACCGCTCGTATCATGGTCCTTGAGAGAAAGCACCCACTTTTCCCGCTCGGCTGTCGGTTCACCCGTCGCCGGATTGATGAGTCCCGCGTCCTGGTTGTAGCCATAGTTATACTTCAAGAGCTCGACGTACACATAGTCGAAGCCGCTGCTCTTTGCAGGGTCGTAGGTGAGCACCGCGCCTGGAATCGTCTCGATGTGGCCATCGATGTAAGTAACACCGCTGGAGATCGTGACGACATTACTTGCGACCGACACGAGAAGGCCGGAGATGATCGCGCCTTCCTTAAAAAGCAGATCGGCAACTTTTTTTTGTTCATTGATAACTATGTCCTGCTGCTCGTTGAGTTCCGAGTCCAGCAGATCTCGGTCCTGATGATATCGCACCCGTTTATAGTTTCTGGACGGGTCGAACGTGTCTCTTGAGATGGTCATGATCTCCTCCTTATATCTTGATGACCCCGACAAGCTCGACGCGAGTATCTGAAGTCTTGTTGAAGTCGGGAATGTTCTTTACTTCGTAGAGATAGCTCGACGTCTTCACTTGGCCGGACGGATTGGTCGCGGCGTTGTAGACACCGCCCTCGGCATAATCGGACTGCAGGCCGTCGACATAGGTCACGTCTCCACCGAAGAAGCCGTACTCTCGAATAGTGATACCATTTGCTTCAGCCTCCTCAAAGCGGAAGAATATCCCGATGGTCTGCGTCTCTAGAGCGCTCTCGGAATAGCGAATGCCATTCACCTCCAGCGTCCCTTCCGGGTCTTCGACAAGGAACGCGACCTTGTAGCACCGCTTCCTGGCGCGTTCATGTTTGAGCGCGGTTTGCTCCACGCTAACATCAGGCGGGTTCATCGGATCGGTGAACGTCTCGTCGCCGTCGCCTATAGCGCAGTGGGTAATCCCTTCAATGGGATCGCCTTTCAAAAGCCGAGCAGTAAGCACCCGGCCGCTTCGCGTTATGAGTCCAAGAGACATATCCTGTTTCTCCTATATCTGTATCTCGTGACTCTCCCGTAGGAGGAACACGTATATGCTGTGCTTTGCATCCGCATCGGACATCAACCTGTGCAAAACAACGATGGTACAATCGAATGGCTGCTCTATGTGCTGGAAGACCGCCATCCGGGCGTCGAAGTCCAGACCTAGCACATGGTCTACCTGCAGCCAGGCGTCGATAACAGCGCTTACATTCCTGACTGATACGATGCCGGCGTCGAAAGCTCTGTCCAGCAAGGCAAATGTCGTTATCCCCAAGTCGGTAGGCACAGCCGCCTCGTGAACGATTATGGCCGATACATCGACCACCCGCGCAATAGTGCGAATGTCGCTCGTGGTTTCCGGCAGCTCGAATATGACGCCTTTTCCGATAGGGCCCAGCGCCCTGTTGAGCGGTGTGACCGTACCTCTTGAGAGGTTGAGCGTTCTCATTTGGCCTTTACGGACGGCCACGTTTCAGCCTCCCTTTGATGGCATGCGGCCTGCCGGTAGTCTTGAACGGTTTGAACCGGGGTCTGACCACGCCTATACGTACCGCTATATCGGGTTTCTTGCCGGGCCTGATCGCCATCGCTTATTCCTTTATCGCGCACCAACCGCCGCCGGAGAGATTGAACATCTTGTAGGTGGCTGTGCCAAGGTCGAGAACATCCTCCGTATCACCCGCCCCTGAGCCTATGGAATAGATCTCGATAAGCTCGCCACGCAATTCCTCATTGCCGGTCCCGGTAATTGCCACGAGCCAGGGGAGCATGATCGTCAGCCCACAGCGCACATC